CCAGGCCTCCCCCTCCGAACCTCTAGAAAACTCGGGGCAGCGGAACCGAACAATACGACTGTATGGGAATGAAATCGAACGAAATGAGGTGACGGTGATGGCACGACAGACCATCCTCAGCCGCACCGAGGCGGCGCTCAAGGGCATGCCGTGGCTCGAGCCGTCCGACGAGGGCGTCAAGCGCCTGGTGCTCACGCATGCGCGCCTGCTCGACGCGGCGATCACGGACTACGAGACTGGATCGATCACCACTACCGAGTTCCACAAGATGCTGCGGCTCGGCCCGGACCTTCTGGCGGGCCTGAGCGCGCTTGGGGGGACCCCGGCGACGCGCAAGGCGATCCAGGGCGACGTACAGCAGGCGGTGAGCGACATTGACGAACTCAAGGCCAAGCGCGCCGCGCGAGCCGCGCGAAGCGCTGCTCGGGGTTGAGGAACCTCGTCTGTGGACTCGCCCGCTGCGTGAGCTGACCCCTGAGACCACGTTCGGTTTCGAGGCGGTCGAGTTCAGCGAGAAGGTCCTCGGGCGGCCCTTGATGCCGTGGCAGCGGTGGCTGTTCATCCACAGCCTAGAACTCGAGCCGGGGTCGTTCACGTATGACCCGGCCCCGCGCCTGCGGTTCGACACGGTGATCGTCGAGGTGGCCCGCCAGAATGGCAAGTCGTACTGGATGAGCACGCGCGCCCTGTGGCGCATGTTCATGTGGGACAACCCGAGCGGTGACCCGCCGTTGATCCTCGGCACGGCGCACAAGGAAACCGCCGCGCAGGAGATCAAAGACCTTGCCTCGCAGGCGGTGCGTCGCAGCCCTACGCTGCGGAGCGAGCACTTGCACAACTACACCTCGAACGGCAACAACTACATGCTGCTGGCCAACGGGGCGCGCTACCGCGTCGAGGCGGCCAGTGATGATGGTGGGCGTTCGCTGACGGTGACTGATCTGCTGTTCGACGAGTTGCGTCAGCAGCGCAATTGGGATGCCTGGACCGCGCTCACGAACACAACCAACGCGGTGGTCAACTCGCAGACTGTGGCGGTGACCAACGCGGGTGAGTCCAAGTCGGTAGTCCTGGCGAGCCTTCGCCAGCAGGGCATCAACGAGATCGAGGCGTACTTCGCTCACTTCGATGCGCATGGCAACCTCGATGAGTACGATGCGCCGAGTCTTGCGCTGTTCGAGTACAGCGCGCCGGACGATGCCCCGATCTGGGATCGGGCGGGGTGGGCGCAGGCCAACCCGAGCCTGAACCATCCGGGGCCTGGTGGTGAGCCGCTGGTCACCGAGAAGATGATCGCGTCGAAGGCTCGCTCGGTGGGCGCCCCCGGTGAGGGTGTGCCCGAGCACAAGTTCCGCACCGAGGTGCTGTGCCAGTGGGTGACCGCCAGCCGCGAGCCTACGTTCCCCGAGTGGGCGGTCGAGGCGTGCATCGACAACGACTCGCAGATCGCTGAGGACTCGCCGCTGTACCTGGCGGTTGACACAAGCCACGACCGCAGCCGAACCTACTTCGCTGTGGCGGGGTGGCGTGAGGACGGTCTGCCTCACGTCGAGGTGATCGTTGAGCGCGCTGGCACCGAGTGGGTGGCCGCGACGGTCAACGGTGGCCTCGGGTTTGAACCGGCTGCGACGGTCATCCAGGGGCGTGGCGCCCCGGCGTCGAGTCTCATCCCGTACATCGAGGATGGTGGCACGACGGTCACCCGGTGCGAGGGGTCGAACCTTCCGGCGTCGTGCGCTCAGTTCAGTGACCGGCTGCTCAACGGAACCGTGCGGTTCCGCGATGACTCGTCCCTCATGCTGGCCCTTGCTGAGACTGAGAAGAAATCGCTCGGCGAGGTGTGGGTGTGGAACCGCAAGGACAGCCCGGTCGACGCGGCCCCGCTGTGTGCGGTGTCTGAGGCGCTGTGGGCGCTTGAGACCGGCGCGGTGACGGCCCCTCGGGTCTCGGCCTACGCGGGCGACAACTATGAGAAGTGGTGGTGATTATGGCGTTCGGTGATACCCTCGCGCGGTTCATGCTGGCCCGCCTTCCCGCCCGGTTCCGTACAACGTTCCTCGGTCGTGAGATCGAGGCGTTCGTCAATCCTGGCACCGGGCCGGGGGACATGAGCATCGAGGACTTGTGGCGCACTCAGCCGCACCTGCGCACCGTGGTGGACTTCCGCGCGGCGAACATCGCGCAGCTCGGCCTTCAGGCGTTCACGGTGGGTGCGGACGGGGATCGGCAGCGGGATCGGACATCGATCCTCGCTCAGGTGCTCGTACGGCCCAACCCGTACATGACGGGCAGTGAACTGATCTACGATCTCGTTGCTACCAAGTCCCTGTATGACACGGCGTATTGGTTCCTCGCTACGGACGAACACGGGCGGCCTGCGATCTACCCCTTCCCGCCGTCGTGGGTGACCCCAGTGCGCAAGGACGGCTGGGGTGTCGACGAGTACCGGCTGCGGCCCCCTGGCAGCGACAAGATCGTCTCGGTGCCACCGGACGATGTGATCGAGTTCCGGGGTTGGACGCCTGACCCGACGGTCGACGCATCGAGTCCGGTGGAGACCCTGCGACTGATCCTCGAGGAACAGTGGCACAGCCGCAAGCATCGCCTGCAACTGTGGAAGCGCAACGGGCGGGTCGGTTCCTACATCGCGCGCCCCAAGGATGCGCCGTCGTGGGACAGCCCAGACCGCAAGCGGTTCTACGAGATGTTTGACGCGTTCACGGGGGACAAGGGGCCGCGCGCGGGCGGGGTGCCGATCCTCGAGGATGGCATGACCATCGAGCGCACGTCGTTCAACTCGGCGGATGAGCAGTGGGCTGAGTCGGTCAAGATCAGCCTCGAGACCGTTGCGCAGGTGTACCGGATCAATCCGACGATGGTGGGTGTGCTCGACGCGGCGAACTACAGCAACATGCGTGAGTTCAACCGCAGCCTGTATACCAACAGCCTCGGCCCGGACATCAAGATGATCGAGGATCGCCTCAATGCGTTCGTTCTCCCCAAGCTCGGGGCGGGTGACGGGGCGTTCGTCAAGTTCAACGTCGAGGCGAAGCTGCGGGGGTCGTTCGAGGAACAGACTGCGGTGATGTCCACTGCGGTGGGCGGGCCGTGGATGACCCGCAACGAGGCTCGCAGGCTTCAGGATATGCCTGCCCTCGGGGACGAGGGCGACGCCCTCATCACGCCCCTGAACGTCCTCGTTGGCGGCCAGGCCAGTCCCCAGGACGGCGTGACCGGTGGCGGCGGCGGGGGCAAGGAAATGACTACACAGGAAGAAGGTGGCTGAGGTGGTGACAACTAAGCACATCAACACCGAGCTGAAGGCGGCCCCTGAGTCGTCCGAGGACGCCGAGGGGGTGTTCACCGGATACGCCTCGATCTTCGGCAACGTCGACTCATACGGCGAGGTCGTCGTCAAGGGGGCGTTCGCTGAGTCCCTTCGGGAGCAGCCTTCGGTGCCGGTCTACTGGTCGCACCAGATGAGCAACCCGATGATGAACATTGGCAAGACCATCGAGCTGCGTGAGGACGACCGTGGGTTGTTCGTGAAGGCGCAGCTCGACCTCGACTCGGAAATGGGCGCTCAGGTCTACCGGCTCATCAAGGATGGCCGCGTGGGTCAGATGTCGTTCGCGTTCGATGTCGAGGACTACGCGATGGCGGACTCGGACGAACTCGGCCCTCATGTGGAACTGCGCAAGCTCAAGGTCCACGAGGTGAGCGTCGTCCAGGTCGGTGCCAATCAGGCAACAGAACTTCTTGACGTGAAGGATCGAGTCACCCGCGTCAAGGACAGCCACGCGATCAGCGAGGCGAACGAGGGCAAGCTCGAGAAGGCCGCGCGCCTGATCGGTGAGGTTCTAGGTGACGCTCAGGACGGCCCGGACCCCGAGGGGGACGAGGACGACAAGGACAAGGACAACGACGACGAGACAGCCGGGGGAACCTCGGGCGAGAAGTCGTTTGACCCGGACGCCGCGCTTGCGGCGTTCCACATCACGATCACGGAAGGGGCATAATCATGCCTACGCTGAAGGAACAGCGCCTCGAGCTTATCGCCGAGGTTCGCAACGTGGCCGAGAAGGCCAAGACCGAGGCCCGCGACCTCACGGCGGATGAGCACGAGTTCATCATCGCCAAGGGCGCCGAGGTCACGGAACTCGACAAGCGCATCACGATGGCCGAGAAGTCCTCGGGCATTCTCGAGACCCTCGGCAAGTCCGCCGATGAGGGGCGTGAGCGTGGCGGCGTCGCTGCTCGCTCGCTCGGTGAGCACGCGGTCAAGTCGCTGGGCGAGGCCCTCGCCAAGCGCAAGGGCGCCCGGTTCACGATGGACGCCCCTGAGTTCACGGGCGGCCTGAAGGCTGCGGGTGACGTTCACCAGGTGTCGACCACCGGGGCGGGCCTTCTCCAGCCTCAGATCGACACCAACGTCGTCCACACGTACAAGGAACGACCGACCATCGCTGACTGGCTCGGCTCGGGCACGCTCACGGCGACGGCGATCACCTACTTCATCGAGAACGACTTTGACCCCGCGACGGGCGGCAACTTCGGACTCGTCGGTGAGAACGCCAAGAAGCCGGGTCTGACGTTCCCCGATTACGAGTCGGTGACTGAGACCCTGCGCAAGATCGCGGGCTGGATCAAGGTCTCGGACGAGATGGCCGAGGATCTGCCGTTCCTCGCCTCGGAGATCAACAACCGCCTGCTGTACCAGCTCCTGATGTTCGAGGAAGATCAGCTTCTGCGTGGCGACGGATCGGGCCTCAACGTGCTCGGCCTGCTCAACCGCGAGGGTGTCCAGACTGAGACCGCTGCGAACGACGGCGATCTCGCTGATGCGGTGTTCCGTGCTCGCACGAAGGTCGCGCTCGCCACGGGCCTTCAGGCCGATGGCCTCGTGATGAACCCGCTGGACTACCAGAAGCTGCGGCTCGCCAAGGACAACAATGGCCAGTACTTCGCTGGTGGCCCGTTCACCGGTCAGTACGGCAACGGTGGCGTCGTTCAGGACCCGCCGCTGTGGGGCCTGGGCAACACCATCCTCACCACGGCTGTCCCGGCTGGCACCGCGCTGGTCGGTGCGGGCAAGCAGGCGGCGACGGTGTACCGCAAGGGCGGCGTGCGAGTCGAGGCGTCGAACATCGACGGCGAGGACTTCACGCACAACCGGTTCACCGTGCTGGCCGAGGAACGACTCACCCTGGCGGTGCGTCGCCCGTCCGCATTCGTGAAGATCACCGTCGGCTCGACCGGCGAGTGAGCCACTAGGCGATGAGCTGGGCGGGGTCATTCGTGGCCCCGCCCGGTGATCGCCGGGAAGGATCGACATGCTCAGCGAGTACGAGGTCGAGCGCAACGGCATCGTGTTCACGATGCTGATGACCGACAAGACTGCGAAGGCCAAGGGCCTCAAGCCTGTGGAGACGAAGGGCGCGGCCCCTCGGAACAAGTCGCGCGCCCCACGAGACAAGGGACCGAGCGATGGCGTGGCCCCCGCTTCCCGTAAGTGACACGGGCCTCGACTACCGGGCGGCGGCGCTACGGGTGGTGCGCAAGCACTGCGGGTGGCACATCGCCCCGGTGATCGAGGACACCCTCACCCTCGACGGGTCGGGGGGCCGCGCGCTGCTGGTCCCGTCCAACCGCGTCGTCGAGGTGCTGTCGGTGCGGGAGGATGGTGCCGAGGTCGACCTCGGCGGTGTCGAGGTGTCCGTGACCGGCGTGCTGCGCAAGAAGCGCGGGCGCTGGACTGATGCCCTCGGCGGCGTCGAGGTGGTCATGCGCCACGGATACGAGGACTTTGACGACATCGAGGGCGTTGTGACTGCGGTGGCCGCGCGAGCGGCGGCAACGGGCACTGGCGCCCTGAGTGAGACTGCTGGCCCGTTCAGCATTCGACGGGGCACGACGGGCGGCGGCGAGGTCGTTGGTCTCCCGTTGCTGATGACCGAGAAGGCCACCCTCGAGCCGTACCGGCTCACCTGGGGGGTGTGAACGATGTTCGACAACGGTGAGACCGTTACGTGGCACCGGTGGATACCGGGGGGCACTGACGACTACGGCAAGC